AGGAAGGACGCTTTAGAGCGGTTAATGGTAGAGAAGAGAGGATATATAACAGCTAAAAAATTAATCCATGCCGGTAAAACGAGTAACAAATAACTATTTTTACCGTTATATCCTGAATACATGGAAGAATAATAGGCATAATAAAAATGTTGACGGTGATGAGGTTGTAGTTAAGATATATGCAGGTGGTGGAGGTCGTGCAGGTAAGACATGGGACATAGCATGTGCTATTTGGACTATTGGAACACATTATGCAGATAAGACTAAAAAAGGGGCAAAACCTTTGTATATCGCTGTTTATAGGAATGTTTCTGCTGATTGTAAGAAGAGGACTTTAGAGGACTTTATAGGTTCTTTTACGGCAATGGGATTAGAGCCAGAGGTTGATTATAAAGTTATAGGTCAGAATGGCGGTAACCGTACGCTAATAACTTTTTTAGGGCATAAGATAGAGTTTATGGGCGTACCCGAGCAGGGAATACAGCCGACAAAGTCCGATATTAGTTTTATAAATGAGGCAGTGGAGTGCAAAAATAAAGATAGCATTAGCCTGATACGTTCAAAGACACAACTATTATTTATTGCAGATTGGAATCCGAGTGCCTCCGACCATCATATATACAACCATGAAAATGAATTTAACTGTTTTTATCCTGTCATAACATATTTAGACAATAGACATTTACCGCCAGGATTAAAGGCAGAATATGAGAGCAAGTGTGCGTGGGATTTTAACGATAGCCATATTGAATATGACAAAGAAACTGCTATTTATGACGAGCAAGGGAATATATTAGATAGCTTTAGACGCAGGGTATGGGATAAGCCTATAAGACCGAGCGTTTGCAGGGAAGAGGATTATCATTTGTATAGAGCAGAGAATGAAGCTAACAAGGCAGCAGGCACTATTGACAATTTTAGTTATTTGGTATATGCGGAGGGGCAGGTTTCCGCTTTGGACGGAGCAGTATTCAGGGATTATACGCTGATAGACAGTTTCCCACAGGATGGTTTTGACGCAGTGAACTTCGGACTTGACTTTGGCTATACCACAGACAGTACAGCACTTACGAGGGTCGGAATAATTGGTAGGCACGCTTATGTTGAAGGATTAACATATCAAATAACGCCAACACCTGATATAGCTTTTGATGCTATTGAGAAGCATTTATTAGCAGAAATGGAAAGGCGGAATGTACAAGCTAATGGGTGGGAATGGAATGACAGATTTAATGAATTAACTGTACAGCTGCAAAAGCTTATCATTAAACGCTTTTTATTGTCAGATTATGACGAGAAAGCAGCACTTAATGAAGATATTGACAAGATACGGATACAGATACTTGAGCATAAAGAAAAAGGGCTATCTATTGCAAGGATAACTATTGTTTGTGATAGCCAGGACGTTTTTAAGGAGCAGCAGTTTGTCCATGACTTAAATTCTCTTGCACGTGGCAAAGGCTATGATTGGGACTTTGTTAAGGTAGGTGGGAAACCTATTGTTGAGGGAATAGCATTAATGAAGCGTTTTAAGCTTTATTTTGTCAAAAACCCGAATATGGAAAAGGAGCTTAATAATTACGTATATTCTAACAATGCCGCAGGCGAGCCTACTAATATGCCTGATAAAGATAGTAAATTCAATCATTATATTGATAGTGCACGTTATTGTTTTTGGAAGTTATATAAACATTTAATAAATACTTTTGCAAGATGAGAGGAAAAAAGACATTTAATGAAGCGATGGCTATTTGCAATAAAGCAATGGCTTTAGATTATGGCGCTAAAAAAGGGATGCCCTACATAGGATTTAGCGCAGGATTATTCGAATTTTACGGTGATGTTTACGTTTCGTCATGGAACATGTATAATGAAACAGGGTATAAACCATTCGAAAGACTGTTAAAAAGGTATTTTAATAGATTTGCATTAAAACAAAAGCTTGAATTTGGCGATTGTGTAAAAGGCGTAGCTAAATTCGGGGATTATTATTTTAGCATTGAAGATATTATCTATGACCTTGAGAATAATGTTAAACGGTATTTAATTAGGCAGTGGCAAGATGATTTACTTGAGTATAACAAAAATAGGGATGAAAAAGAGTATAAATATGTAAATTTTAAGAGTTATTGCATGGGTTTTAGATATTCAGATTTGGAATAACAGAAAAGAATAGTTATCTTTGCAAAGAATTGATTTTTGTATTCATAAATTTTTAGGTTTTTAATGTTTGAGAAAGCACCGCTTGTGAAAGTAGTGCTTTTTTCGTTAAATAAAGTTAAATATTTTCGCTATTATCTGTTAATTTTGTTATTTTGCAAATAAAAACTGTATGAATAAAGAAGAAATTGAAAGCCTTGAAAAAAGGGTAAGTGATTTGAGTGCCATTATTCACTCGTTAGAAAAGAAAATCAGTCGTTTTGATTTGTACCCTGACGCACATAAGCATTATGGATTTAATGGAGAGAAAATGTATTATATCGGAATAGCCACAGGGCTTGTTTACAGTAAACCGATAAGTGAAAGCATATTAAAGGACATTGAGAGCCTGAGAATGTTATCCTCCGAAGCTGGGCATAGGGTTAATAAGTACTTTATGGGCATAGAATAGCAGCTGTATTAACAAATATTTTCAATTATCATAATAAAAACAACATAATTTAAGTAATTATGTTGTTTTTTTGCAAATAGAGTGTATATTTGCATAAAATTTTATCATATATGGCTTTTGATATAAATCTGGTATTCACGCAAAGCAACATAGGATTGCTAAATACGAGCAATTATAGCCTTATACAAGGGTTGAGTAATGTTACAGTAAATACCAAGACAGTAGCAGGGCAGATTAACGCCTATTCTAAAAGCACTGTTGTACAGGACGCTATTGATATTAAAGCGAGTTACCATAGCTCACTGAAAATAGCTGCTATTGATAAATATGGTAAATGGATAAGCGGAGATTACGCCAAACCTAATGAGCAGGCTATTATCGATAAAGATATGGCTAACATTAATTGGTTTAACGAGCAAGAGGGCTTTGTGAAGTTTAACCACCGCTTAAAAACGCACTTACTTATATTTGGCAGGGCGTATGTGCATAAAGAGAAATTGGCAGGAGTAGATAAATATAATTATTATCTAATCCCCAATAATATAATAGAAGAGGAGTACGAGGTTAGACCTAAAATCACTGATTATTATTTGCCACAAGTAAAGAGGTATAAGATTAGCGTAGGTTATGAGCATTTCTATTTATCGACAAAAGAGGTATATGTCTTCACTGATAGGTTAGCAGGCTTTGACAGGTTTAGTACACAATCGAGGTTGGTGGGATTAGAAGAGGCTATTTCAACTTTACTTTGCACAGATGAGATGCTCACACAGCTTTTAGCTGATGGCGGAGCAAGAGGTATCATTACACAGGGTGCAAAAGACATTGACATGATTTCGGCAGGTTATTTAGACGAAGAGAAAGCCGATATACAGCGTTCATTGAAAGATTATGGACTATTGAAGGATAAATACAAGTATATTATTACGAAAGGGCAAGCAGGATATGTGCCTTTGACAAGTAGGATTGTAGATATGCAGATACCTGAAATAGCATTAATGAAGAAAATACAGATTTACAGAGCTTTTGGTATACCTACTGCATTCGGAGTGAATGAATCGAGATTTAAAGTACTCCCAGAGGCTCGTAAAGAAATGTTTACAAGCTCGGTAATCCCTGAAGGGCAAGATTTATTTGAAGCTCTTTTGAGAATGAAAGGAATTGAAAATCCACAATTTTGTAAATATGTGGCGGATTATACACATTTTGACTTTTTCCAAGAAAGTCTAAAAGAAAGCGGAGTTGCATTCCAACAAGCGGCAAACGCATTAGTCCCTCTCGTGAACGCAGATATTATTACAATGGAGCAAGCAAACAATTATCTTAATCCATATTTGATATGATAGACCAAAAAGACATTCAGAAAATCAAAGACGACAAGGCAATAGTTTTGAAGTCTAATAAAATAGTACTGAAATGAGTATAGACGAAAGGGTATTTGAAACAAAAGAGGAGCTTATTGACTTTATCGTTTCAAACAAAAAATCTATTTTAATGCAGAAAAAAGCTGCATTGAAATATGCTGATGCCGTATCATTTGCTACACCGCTAATTACAAAGGATGGCTCTGAATTAAAAGCCGAGCCTGAACTATCGCAAGAATTATCGAAGCAAGACAGCATAAAAGTAAGGGTTGTTATCAATACAACTAATATATTGGACAGTCATGGTGATGTACACATGAAAGGTACGTTTAAGCAGTCCGTTAAGCAAAACAAGACATTCCTGCACTTACAAGAACATGAAAGCAAATTTAGCTCTATCATATCATCCGATGCAAAAGCAAGCCTAAAAATATATGATTGGGCTGATTTAGGATATGATTTAGAAGGGACAACAGAAGCTTTAGTATTCGACAGCGAAATAAAAGCTGATAGGAATAAATTCATGTTTGAGCAATATGTTAAAGGATATGTAAGAAACCATTCTGTGGGTATGCAATATATAAACCTTGAGTTAGCAATAAACGATGATAGATACCCAATAGAAAAGGCAAATTGGGATAAATGGATTGAGGAGGTTGCTAACAAGAAAGAAGCCGAAAAAGAGGGCTATTTCTGGGCAGTAACAGAAGCTAAAATAATTGAAGGTAGTGCAGTAGTACGAGGAAGCAACTATGCCACACCAACGATTAGCGTAAAAGAATTTAAAATTGAGCCGGAGCAGTCCACTCAAGATATAGATACCGAAAGCCGTATCAAGACACTTTCGACCCGACTGAGTTAAAAAATTTTATTGTAGAACAAATTAAAAAATTGTAAAAATGAACGAAGAATTTAAAACCGCTATTTCAGAAGCGTTGAAAGGTCTTGACACAAGATTTCAAACAACTGAACAAGTGAAAGCAGCTATTGAAGAAGCATTAGTTGCTAAATTTGAAACCGTAGCCTCTAAAGAAGACATTAAAAAGGCTATCGAGGATTTCTCTAAAATTGCTACTAAGGATTTCAAAGAAATGATTGAAACCCAAAAAGGCACTACTAAAAAAGCTTTTTCTATTGGTGAAATTTCTTTGAAAGATTTTGACCATAAAGCATTTTTAGGCGCAGGTAAAAGTGGACAGTATGGAGTTGTTTTAACGAAAGCCGCAGGAAGCATCGTTACAGCTAACGCCAGCGGACACGCTACCACTTATGAAGTTGAGGGCGAAATTAACAGCGCACCTCACGAACCAAATGTACTATTGCAGGCACTTATTAAAGGCAATACAGACAGCCGTACTATCTTTTGGATAAACCGCAAAAATGAAGAAGGTGGGGCTGCTTTCATATCCGAAGGTCAATTGAAACCTTTGAAGGATTGGGAATATACAGAAGAAAGCAGCGTTGCTGAAAAAGTTGCTGTTCGTGCTAAATTTTCAACTGAGGCGTTAAAAGATATACCTGCACTTCAAAGCGATGTCAATACTCTTTTGACTATTGATTTGGAGGATGCAATTGAAGAGTTTTTGTTAGGACGTATTAATGGTATTGCTTCGGCTTACAGTACTACTGCTCTCGATGACAAGGTAGTATCACCAAACAATGCCGATGCTATCCGTGCAGGTATCTTACAATTGCGTATGCTTGGATTTAAACCAAATGTAGTATTTGTAAACCCAGCTGATGCAGCCGTTATGGANTTGACAAAAACTTCGACAGGCAACTATATCAAAATTGAGCTTGAAGGCGTTATCCGCCAAGTTAAAATGGTTGAAACATT